AAAAATATAATTTGTCAAATTACAATAAAACATATGACACTTTCTATAAGCATGACATTACTCATGTTGTTCATTTTGCGGCTGAGTCTCATGTTGATAATTCCATTAAAGGATCAAAAGAGTTTATTGATTCCAATGTTGTCGGTACTCACGCATTACTAGAAGCTGCTAAAAAATTCAAAGTAAGGTTTCATCATGTTTCCACGGATGAAGTTTATGGAGTTGCAAAAGATGGAGAAAAATTTACCGAAGAAACTCCTTACGACCCTAGAAATCCATATTCAGCCACGAAGGCCGCTTCAGATTTTTTAGTAAAGTCTTACGTTAATACTCACGGTTTAAAAGCCACAATATCTAACTGCTGTAATAATTATGGACCCAATCAACATGGCGAAAAATTTATACCAGTAATTATTGACTCACTTTTAAACGATATAAAAATTCCTGTTTATGGCAAGGGAGACCAAATCAGAGATTGGATATATGTAGAAGATCACTGCTCTGGGGTATGGAAAGTACTAAAAAAAGGTAAGATGGGTGAGACTTATTTGATAGGCTCTGATTGTGAAAAAACTAATTTAGAAATAATTACAACCATTTGTAAAATATTAGATAAGAAACCAAAAGATTATATTTCATATGTTCAAGACCGCCCCGGTCACGATTTTAGGTACGCAATAGATAGCTCAAAGATAAGGAAGGAATTAGGATGGAAATCGAAAACAAGTTTAAAAAAGGGTCTCGAAAAGACCATAAAATACTATGCATGACACGTTTATAAATGATGTAAAATTGCATATTGATTCCATAGAAAATAAAGATGGAAAAACAATTATTACTGGCTGGTGTGGTTCAAATTCTGTAAAAATTGAAGCCGTTCGGTTAGTGAAAGATGCTAAAACTTTTTGTACTATTTCTGGTAAAGAAAGAAAAGACGTTGCAGAATTTTACGAAGACCAAAGCTTTCTAAACTCAGGCTTCGAAGGGTCTTTTAGCGAAGGGTACTTAGAAAATTTAAATGATGTAGAAATTGAAGCTTTAATTTCAGGTGAGTGGGTCAAAATTCGCGGCGGCGATGGCCGAGGATGGTTAGAAAATAATATAGATCAAGATGTTGATTTTAAAATTTCAAACAATATAGTTCCCGAATTTTTAACGATAGATAATTTCTACGAAAATCCAGATGAAATAAGGAACTTCGCACTATCTTGCAATTTCGAAGAACACCCTCAATACCATAAAGGGCAAAGAACTGAACAAAAATTCATACCAAAAGGTATAAAAGAAAAATTCGAAAGCTTGCTTAATTGTGAAATAGAAGATTGGAAAGATCAAGGAGCGAATGGGGTATTTCAATATTGTACAGCAGAAGATAAAGTAGTTTACCATGTAGACTCTCAGGATTACGCAGCAGTGATCTACCTTACTCCAGATGCTCCAGCCTCCTGTGGTACAACATTTTTTAAAAGCGGAAGAACAGGGTTAAGAGCGGCTCCTACTACGGTAGATTCTGAAAGACTCAATAAAAACAAGGAAGATTTATCTTTCGAAATGTTTAGAAATAATTTTTACGACAAAACAGATTTAGAAACCGTGGATGTAGTAGGTAACGTTTATAACAGGTTAGTTATATGGAATGCTCAATTAATCCACGCAGCTTCAGAATACTTTGGAGATGATAAGTACAATTCAAGACTTTTCCACATGTTCTTTTTTAATATAAAATGAAACTAACAGCTTTACAACCTAATCTCTTTCCTAGCAAAACTTATTTTGATTTAATAGGTCAAGTGGATAAAGTCGTTTTTATAGATGATAGTTTTTATAATGAAAAAACTTGGGTTAACAAGGTGGCATTAAAAAAGCAGGGGAAAAAATTTATTTTCAGAATAGATTTAGGCAAGTTTCCCTCAAATTTTAATTTATGCGATATAAATCTTGATTGCAATAAGTGGAGAAAAAAATTCCTAAAGGTCATTTCTCTTAACTACAAAAATTGTAAAAATTTTGATAAAGTCTACCCAGTTATAAAAGAAATAATCAATCTCCCCACAGATAATATTTCCCAATTAGCCGCTTATAGTGCATTTAGAATGGGGCAGGAATTTTTTAATTTAAAAGGAGATTTCGTGCTAGCATCCAAGAAATACAAAGATGTGAAAGGGTCTTTTAAAAATAGAATTATTGAAATTTGTAAAAAAGAAAGAGCTAAAAACTTTCATACTTTTTCAATATATAAAAATACTTTTGATTCAAACTTTTTTATAAAAAACGGAATATCTATTAGTTATGTTAAATCTCCAGTTAATGCAGATTGCTCCTGTATAGATTTTTTGATGAATGATTTAGATTTTTCTTAAAAAAGGTGTAATACTTATTACAATGCCAGCTAAAAAGAAAAGGGCTTCTACAAATAGAGCCAAGGAAGCTGAAGAAGTGAGGAGGGAGTTGGAAGAAACTTTAGGAATACCTCTGGAAAATCCCAACCCAATCAAAAGACAGCTTAAAATAAATCAATTCCCTTGGACAGAAAAGCAAAAACAGTTCTTTAAGATAGCTTTAGACAGAAACACCAAAATCGTTTTCGTTAACGGTCCCGCAGGAACTTCAAAAACATTACTAGCGGTTTACTGCGGTTTACAGTTAATGAATATGAAAACCATAAGTGACATCATGTATTTAAGGTCTGCGGTTGAAAGTTCCGCTCATGGTTTAGGATTTTTACCCGGTTCCGCAGAAGATAAGTTGAGATTTTATCATTTACCTTTTTTAGATAAGATAGAAGAATTATTGACTGACACTAGAGCGGAGAGGCTAGAAAAAGAGGGTAGAGTTAGCATGTTTCCGGTTAATTTTGCTCGCGGAATGAACTGGAAATCTAAATGCGTAATACTAGATGAAGCTCAAAACTCCACGTTTAAAGAGATTGTAACAGTACTAACTAGACTAGGAGAAGGTAGTGTTTGTTTTGTTTTGGCAGACCCAATGCAAACAGATTTAAAAAGTCGTCAGCTTGCTGGTGGATTTGAAAAACTACAAGAGGCATTCGACGATGATGAAAGTTTAGCTATGGGAATTTATAGCTTCAACTTCACAGAAGAAGACATCATGAGGTCTGAATTAGTTAAATTCTTAGTTAAGAAAGTTAACGAACAAAAAGAAAGGGATGAAAAAGAGGGGGATTAAAATGCATCCAGTTTTACAAAAAGAAATTAAAAATTTAAAAAAGTTAGCCAAGAAAAATGATCAACCTCTATCTTTTACAGAGACTCATATAGATGAAGTTGTGTTTGTTTCTAACGGTAAAAAAACTGTATGCGTTATCCTAAAAGAAGACGAAATACACAACATGCTTTGTTGTTATAAAGTCGATTGGAAAAAATGGGTTTGGGCGCAAAAAGAAGGCTTTGATACGGATGAGCATTTTCCAGAAATAATGAACGAAGTTCTAGATCAGTTTTCTACCCCAGAAGAATATTTAAGTTATTTAAATCTGAACTAGCGTTACACTTTTTTCCTTTAATATATATTATATTTTGTATTTTTTTTATTTCGTATTAATAATAAAGACATGAAGATTTTTTGCTATAATTGTGGATCAAAAATAGAATTTTCTGCTGCAAACAAGCCCAAGTTTTGCTCTAGCTGCGGTAGTCCTCTCGATCCTAGCCATACAAAAGCGAACACTCAAGTAAATCAAACCGAAGAAGAGGCAGACCCTGAAAATTCAGAATTTTCCGGTAATATTTCTAAATTGGATGTTGACTTTTTGCCGACTCAAAAAAATACGATAAAACTTCAAGACGCTTTGGGCAGTAATGCTGGCGGCGTGACTGATGGAAGTAATTTAGACGCTCCATCAATATCTAAAGAAGATTTTGAGAAGCAGTGGCAGAAAGAAGCGGGTACTTTGAGGCAAAACTCTTCGCAAGAAAGTGATGAGTAAAAAGAAAAAAGCCTACAAAAAAAAGCCAACATTTGAAGAGTCGTTCGATTTTATAAATCAAGAAATCCTAAAAAGAAAAGGGAAATGGAGTCTTTCTTCTTTAAATTGGATGGATTACGAAGATGTTTCTCAAATCATAAGGCTTCACATATATGAGAAGTGGCATCTTTATGATGTCGATAAACCTCTTGGTCCTTGGCTAAATAGGATAATCTCTAATCAGATTAAAAATCTCATCAGAAATCACTACGGTAACTTCGCAAGACCGTGTTTAAAATGCGAAGCCCAAGAAGGAGAAACGGGATGCAAAATATACACTAATCAATGTGACGCTTGCCCACTATACGATAAGTGGGAGAGAACGAAGAAATCCGCACACGATATAAAGCTACCTTTAGCCTTAGAGGATCACTCTTTTGAAATAGGAATGATAAGACAAAACGACTCTTCAAATTTACAAAACAATATCAAAAAACTTCACTTAGAAATGAAAGAAGTACTAAAACCTAACGAATGGATAGTTTACCAAACTCTTTATGTAGAAAATTTAGACGAAGAAGAAGCCGCAGAACAGTTAGGTCTTATATCAAATGAAAAAAACAAAAAGCCCGGATACAAGCAAATACAAAATATAAAAAAAAATATAATTAAGAAAGTTAAAGAAAGTATAGAAAAGGGATCAATAGAATTATTATAAATTATGAGTAAGGAAGAATTAACTAGCTCTCAAAAAGAGTCAATAATAAATGAATGGAACTCTAGACCAAGTAATCCGCCTTCTTTATTAGAACTTATAAATGTAGCCTTTCCAGATCAAGGATTAGATGGGAGAACTAAAGAGGGGAGAGCGGTCAAAGCTTTTTTAGCTTCGAGAGATATAAAGGCAAGAGCATCGCATGAATACCAATCAAAAAAACAAATAACTCTTTCGGAAGAAGATAAATTATTTATACAAAATAATCTTGAGTTCATGAGTAGTGTGGAAATGGGAAGGTTAATTTTTAAAGATAATTCTCTAACTAATTTAAATCAAGAAATCAGAGTCATAGCTGACTACGTTAAACAAATCAGTTCTTCTGACCAATCGACCCCATTCGAGCCAACAGAAGAAATTCCAGCTGAAGAATATAAACCCCCCAAGACTTTTGATAAAACAATGTATAGGGTTAACAAATATGTACCCGACACAATAAATAAAGAAAAAATAACAAGTAAAGACAAGAAAAATGTTAAGGCTTTGATAGGATATTTAAATGCTTATAGATTCACCTATCAAATGAACACTTATACAAACAATACAGATAGGGATTTATTTGAAAGCAGTTTTATAAGATATACACATAACAAAGATGATCTCTCACAAGAAGAAGTCGATCAATACATAGTGCTATCTTCCGAGGTGGTCATAGCTGCAAATATTCAAAGGAGAAAAGAGCACCTAACTAGATTGCTAGATAACGTCGTTGAGGACTCAGACGGAAGAGCATCCATGTCTTTAGTTGAAGCGATAGGCAAAACTGAAACTGAATATAATCAATCAGTAAATAGACAACAAAAACTCCTTGAAAGTTTAAAAGAAAAAAGAAGTGATAGATTAAAAAAAGAAATAAAGGAAAACGCTAGTATATTAAATTTAGTAAGACTTTGGAAAGAAGAAGAAAGTAGAAAAAATCTTTTACATTTAGCTGAAATAAGGAAGAAAACCGTTGGTGAAGAAGTTCAAAAGTTATCTGACATAGATGAAGTTAAAGCGAGGATATTGGGTCTTGGAGAAGACGAAGTATGAGCGAGAAAGAAAACAAAGTTATTTGTAAGGCTTGCGGTAAAGAATTTAAAACCGAAAGGCAGTTACATGCTCATATAAAAGTTCACAATTTAAGAGTTGTAGAATATTATCAAAAATATTACCCAAGACATGACCTTTACGATAACAAAATCATAAAATACAAAACTAAAGAACAATATTTTTCCACAGATTTTAATTCTAAAACTAATCTTAAAATGTGGCTAAAGAATTCGAAAGATGAGGATGCTAAATCTTATTGTAAAAATTTATTAGTAGAAAGAAAAGAAAAGAAAGATTTAAAATATACACCCACTCAAGTGGAAATGAGAACCGTTATGACTCCACCTATACAGTATTACGATGAATTGTTTGAAGGGTATTATTCTTTTTGTGAGTCTTTAGGTTTTGAAAATAAATATCAAAAAGTATCTAACATAACCATAGGAAAAGAGTATGAAAAAACTCAGTATTCTATACATATAGATACTAGAGAGCAGATGCCTTTAAAATTTGACAATTACCAAACCGAAACAAAAACTCTTTCCGTAGGAGACTATACATTTAGTGAACCAAAGTTAACTTGTAATTGTTATATAGAAAGAAAATCTTTAGCCGATTTCATATCGACTTTAAGCGTTAAAAATTTTGAAAGGTTCGAAAGAGAGATACAAAGAGCTAAAACAATGGATGCTAATTTAATAATTTTAGTAGAAGATACCTTAGCTAATGCACTTAGTTTCAAATATCTTCCTCACATATCTAAAAAAATTAAAGTAACTCCTGAGTATATATTTCATAATGTAAGAATGCTAATACAGAAATATCCCCACATACAATTTCTGTTTGTAAATGGAAGAAAAGAATCTAAGAGAGTGATTCAAAAAATATTTTTTAGCGGTTGCGCTTACAAAAAAATTGATCTTCAATATGCGTATGATCAGAAAGTTTTATAATGTGGTATTCTCCAGAAAACTATAAAAATCAAACCCAAACCCCAAAAGAGTTAAATGAGGAACTTAAATTACTCAAGGGTGAGCTACCGGACTCGCAAGCGAAAATAAGCTTGGCTAAATTTTTACACGGCAATCTTGGTATAACAACGGAGCTTCTTTCTGGTATTAAATTAGCACCCTTTCAAGAAATTACTTTAAGAGCCATGATGGAAAGAAACTTTTCCATGTGCGTGTGGGGTCGTGGTTGTGGAAAAACTTTTATAGCTTCTGTTTTTTGCTTTTTGCAGTGCATATTTAATCCGGGAACCAAGATTTTAATAGCTGGCCCAACTTTTCGTACTGCTCGTTTTATATTTAATAATTTAGAAAAACTAGTCGAAAGCAAAGGGGCAGAATTGCTATCTCAAGTATTTGGCACAAAAGCAAAAAGAAATGACGCTTTTGAGTGGCAGATAAACGGGGGAACTATAACAGCGATTCCTTTGAATGGAGAAAAAATTCGTGGTTTTAGAGCAAACGTTTTAGTTTTGGACGAGTACCTGCTTTTGCCTGAAGATTTGATAAAAACAGTATTGATGCCTTTCTTGGTGGCTCCCCAAGACATGTCGGAAAGAATAAAAATAAGAGAAATCGAGGATCAATTAATAAAAAAGGGAGAGATGCAAGAAAAAGACAGAATGGTATTTAAGAATGATTCTAAAATGATAGCTCTATCTTCAGCTAGTTATACTTTCGAAAATCTTTATAAAACATATAGAGAATGGCTTGATAAAATTTATAACAAAGTAGAAGGATCAGATACAACTTACTTTATATCGCAAATGGGATACGAAGCTCTGCCAAAACATATGATAGATGAAACTGTTATAGATGAAGCTCAAAGTGGCGGCTCTTCACACGCCTCTTTTCTAAGGGAATATTGCGCGACTTTTACGGATGGAAGTGATTCTTATTTTAGCGCAAGAAAGATGCATGAATGTACGGTTCCAGACGGAGAAGAGCCTTCTAGTCTGGTGGTAGGTAGACAAGATAAAGAATATATATTGGGGCTTGATCCAAATATGAGTGATAGTCCAAGCGCCGACTTTTTTGGAATGTCTTTGATGGAGCTAGATAAAGAAACCAAAACATCAACCTTGGTTCATTCCTATGCAGGTTTGGGCAGTTTAAATAAACATGTAAATTATCTATATTACATTCTTTCTAATTTTAATATTTCTTTAATAATTGCTGATAATGCGGGTTCAGATATGTTTTTTGATTCATGCAATCACTCTACTATATTCAAGAACAATAAATTAAATTTAAAAAATATAGAGTTTAATTCAAATGCCGAGGGTGCTGATTACGTTAAACAAGTTAGAGACTTAAAAAGAAAATATAACAAAGAAAGTGGAAATATATTAATTCAACAAGTTTTTTCTTCTGATTGGATCAGAAAAGCAAATGAGCTATTACAGGCAAATATAGATTATAAAAAGCTATGGTTCGCGTCAAGAACCGCCGCGAATCAGGCTTCCTTCGAAAGTCAGATTATGTCAAAAATTCCTCTTAAATTAATTAATGAAGAAAATTTGGGAGAATTCATAGAAACTCAAGATAATCTAATATATCAAACCAAAAAACAATGCGCTTTAGTCGAAGTAAAAACTACTGCAAAGGGTACTCAGACATTTGATTTACCCCAACACTTAAAAAGAAACACTTCTGCTAATAGAGCTAGAAAAGATAATTATACAGCTTTACTTTTGGCTAATTGGGGTGTAAAATGCTTTTTTGACATGGAAGATTACAAAATAGATGACGCTGTTGCGACATTTACGCCTAGATTAGTGTAATGTATGAGGGAGTTTTTAAAAGAATGAGTACGCCAAGAAAAACAACTAACGCAAAGAAATCGAGTTCGCGTAAACCAGCTAAAAGAGCTACTAAGAAAAAGGAAGAAGAATCTGTGCCTCCGTATATGGTTTCCGAAGCTTCCTATAAACACCAAGCTAAGGCGGGTAGAACTAGTTCAAGAAGAAATAGGGCTGGCTCTATAGAAAGGACCGATAGATATGAAAATATCGACAGCGGTTTAACTCCATTTAGGTCTTCGAATAGCGGTAGTAATTTCGAAGTAAGAGAAGCTGTTAAATTATGTCAAAAAGCTTACTATAATTTTGCTATTTTTAGAAATGCTATAGATTTAATGACGGAATTTTCCGTAAGTAAAATATACTTTAAAGGCGGCAGCAAAAAATCAGTAGAATTCTTTGAAGCTTTACTAAAAAAGATAAACATATGGGATTTACAAGATAAATTTTTCAGAGAATATTTTAGGTCAGGTAATGTATTTCTTTATAGACTAGATGCCTCCTTACCGAAGGAGGAAGCTGAAAAAATAGTTCAAACTTTTGCTAATTTATCTGGAGATGTAAAAATCCCCTATAGATACATGATATTAAACCCCGCAGATATACAACTAACGGGTTCTGTAACTTTTTCCACAGATGTTAAGAAATATCATAAAGTTCTAACTGATTATGAGCTAGAAAGAGTTCGTAATCCTAAGTCTGAAGAAGATAAAAGAATAAGAGAGTCTTTGCCTCCCGAAGTTAAAAAACTCCTAAACAGAAGAGATGGTACTGTTATGAATTCTATATACATACCTCTTGATGGAGAAAAAGTAAGTGTATGTTTTTACAAAAAACAGGATTATGAACCATTTGCCGTGCCAATGGGTTATCCAGTTTTAGAGGATATAAACTACAAATACGAACTTAAGAAGATGGATATGGCTATAGCTCGTACTGTTCAACAAGCCGTATTGCTAGTAACCACTGGTACTGATCCAGATAAAGGTGGAGTAAATCAAAAGAATTTAATTGAGTTACAAAAATTATTTGAAAATGAATCCGTAGGCAGAGTTTTAATAGCTGATTATACTACGGAAGCCAAATTTGTTATACCGCAAATAGGAGACTTGTTAGACCCAAGAAAATATTCGGTTGTAAATGCCGATATACAAGCTGGCTTAAATAGTATGATAACCGGAGCCAGTACGGGTGGTTCAACAGCAAGTGGAGATAAGTCTAGCAGTTTTCAAATGAAGGTAGAGATTTTCTTAGCTAGACTAAATCAAGCTAGACAATCTTTTCTTACTGAATTTTTAATTCCAGAAATAAAGAAGACAGCGCAATCTTTAGGATTCAAAAATTACCCAACACCTTACTTTGACGAAATATCTCTCAGAGAAAATACAACGAAGTATAGAGTTTATAGTAGATTGGTTGAGCTAGGTATTTTAACTCCAGAAGAAGGAATAGAAGCTATAGATACTGGTAGATTACCAAGTAAAGAAGATTCTGTTCGTTCTCAGAAAGATTTTCAGGAATTAAAAAATCAAGGTCTTTATCAACCCTTAATAGGTGGAAGCAATCAATCTGGCCCATCAACGGAGTCTCAGGGGAGGCCCGAAGGTACTACGGAAATACAGCAAGAAGCTCCAAGGGAAAGTAAGTCAAGAGAAGGCTTTAGCTTTAACAAGGTAAAAGAAAACATTTTACTTTCTCAAGATTTAGAAAAGAAAGTGGAAGCTCAATTAAGGAAAGTTAACAAGGTTAAAAGATTAAACGCTTCCCAAAAAGAAGTTGCTAGCGGAATAGCTTGTATAATCATGCATAATGAAACTCCAGAAAACTGGAATAAATCCGTGGCTTCTTACTGCAAAGCCCCAGTAGATACAAATCAAGAAATGGTTGATGAGATATCTGGAATTTGCATAGAACACCAAGTTAGTTCCTTTATGGGCGGCATATTGTACCATAGTAAGAAAGAAGAAGAATAAATGCCTTTGCCAGAATTTAATAACAAAAAAGAAAAAGATTATATGCAAAATTGCATGTCTAATCCTAAGATGAATAGTGAGTTCCCCGAAGAAAAACAGCGAGCGGCTGTTTGTTATACTAAATGGAAAAAAACAAAAGGAACTCTAGAGCTAGATATCAATAACCAAGAAAATTTAAAGGAATTATAAAATGAGTGAAGAAAATTTAAACGAAGAAAACAACGACGATCAAATTAAGGCAATCTACGGAGAAACTGATATCTCTATGCCCGAACTAATGATGCCAGATGCTCCTGACGAAGTAGAGCAGCTAGAAAATGAGATGAAGGTAATTGATGACAAATTTAAAGCGTCATTTAATTTTTGCTTCGTGGGAGCAGGTCAAGGCGGATCAAGAGTTGCTGAAGCTTTTAGCAGACTTGGTTACCAAAGGATCGCAGCAATTAATACTGCGGAACAAGATTTAAATACTCTAAAGTTAGAAAATAAATTATGCGTAGGTGATGGAGGAGCAGGGAAAGAGCCTGATTTAGCCAAAAAGGCAATTGAAGAAAAAAGTGAAGATGTTTTAGATTTCTTAAGATATTCCTTTGGTCAATCTTTTGATAAAATATTTGTTTGTGCTGGAGCAGGGGGAGGCTCTGGCTCTGGAATGGTTATACCTTTAGTAAACATTTCAAAAGAAATACAAAAAATACATAAATCCACAGATGAGAGCGTTGGAGTAATACTTACTTTACCAAAAAGATCAGAAGGAAAAAAAGTTAATCAAAATGCTTATAATGTTTTAAAAACTGTATTCCCTTTGGTCAACCAGAGAATCGTTTCTCCTTTGATAATATTAGACAACGAAAAGGTAGCTCAAATGTACCCAAATGTAGCTGTCTCAAAATTCTTTGATGTAGCCAACTCAAGCTTAACGGGTTTATTTCATTTATTTAACATTACTTCTGCAAAAGATAGCACTTATTCTTCTTTTGATAAAAACGACTACAGAAGTATTTTAAATTCTGGAATGATGTTGTTTGGAGCATCTCCGGTTAAAAACTTTAAAGACCCAGTTGAAATATCGAGAGTGGTAAGGGGTAATTTAAAAAATAATCTTCTCTGTGGAGGCGTCGATGTTTCCACGGGTTCGACTGCTGGAGTAATTTTAGTAGGAAGCCCAGATATATTAGATAGTTTACCACAAAGCTTTATAGATGAATCTATGGATCAAATAAATAGAATGCTCCAACCCGGAAACGTAGTGCATGGTGGAGTATATAGTGGAGACAAGCCAAACTTAAACATATTCAGTGTTGTAGGAGGATTGGCTGAACCAGCTAAAAGAGCGGAAGAGCTTTTAAGAGCGTCTAGATGACTCCCGCCCAAGAGTCAAGAAGTCTCTTTTAATAATAAGACATAGTAAAACGTATGACATATCATTAAAACCCCCCTGAAAATGGGGGGTTTTTGTTGGCATGTATAGTGCTTTATTAAATGCATGAGTACATATACATTAAGTAATAAACTTTTTAATAACTTTTTTACGAACTGGGATCAAGCTTTTCTAAATGGGGATCATGCTTATTGGAGAAGAAATGATAATTCTGTAAAACATAAAGAAGAAGATAACCATCATGAGTATTATGTTGCTTTAGCTGGGTTTAAAAAAGAGGATATTAAATTAAAATTAGATGAGCAAAGAATATTTATTTTCGTAAAGAATGATAAAGATAGCCTATCTTATTCGTTTTTACTCCCCGAAGAAGTAGATTTTTCTAGCTGTTCAGCAAAACATGAAGATGGATTACTAACTATAAAAGTAAATAAATCAGAAAGGAGTAAGCCTAAAACAATTAAGATAATGTAATAAGAAAACAAAATAATATCTTAAATAAGGTGTAATCTTAATTGATGCACCTTTTTTTTGTTTTTTTATTAAGCTTTCTGATAACTGGCTGCGGTTTGTTTAAGCAGTTTAACGAATCGGAAGAGTATAAGCAACTAAGAGCAGATAATAGAGACCCGCATCATGCAGCTAGTTGTGGACCTAAAGCTCTATATAAAGCCCTGAAAAAGTTTGACGAAAGAATTTCAAGGAGAGAAATAAGTCACGAAATTCTATCGAATGGGCAAATTACCTCATGCGTTAGGGATTTACTTTCTATATTTGACAACGAAGCCAGAGAGATAACTTTCCCTAGTGAAATGAAAATACCATTAGAAAAAAGAGGATATACAATGAAAAAGGTTAAATCATTGAAAGAGTTAGATAAAGAAAAAGACGTTGGATTAGTACTAATAAAGAAAAAATGGACTCTGCTTTATCACTGGTTATGCTTCCCGGTGGACAAAAATATTTTAACTTTTTTTGGAAATGATACCGATATACAGGAAGTATACCTTATATTAAAAAATTGAAAATACAAAAATTAATTCTCTTTAGAGGGTTTTTTAGTGTATTTCTTAATATCAAATGCTGATTTTTAATCATATGTAAATCTTTAATGAAAAGGCTAGATAACGAAAATACAACTGAGGAATCACCTAAAAATGATTCGATATCAGAAACCGAGATTATTGCTTTCTCGGCAAATCTTATTTCTTGTCTTGAAGAAAAAAAGAAGCAGTTCAATAAACAAAACAAATCAAATCTCAAAATAAATCAACTTAAAGAAATTTACGAAAGAGGTATGAGCCTCCAAAAAGATGATTTAAATTTACACGGTCTAGCTAGAGTAAATATGTTTTTAAGACAAAAAGCATTTAACAAAGAAAACCCAAAAGAAGATTCTTCTCTAACCGTAGACTCTTTAGTCTTTGAGCAAAGTGAAGCTTTATCTGGATTAGAGTTTGATATTTCTGAAGATTGGAAGCCTTCAGAAGAAGATTATGAATTAGCTAAAGCGGATCAAGAAAAATTTGAATTAAATTTAAAAATTTCAAGCTTTGAACAATTATACATAGAAGAATATAAACCTTTAGATTTTAACTGGGAGTAACATTATGAACATAGATTTTACAAATGACATTATTAAATTAAAGAGACAAGAAGTGGTCTATAGACCATTTAGACAATCATGTGAAAATAGCGTGTATGTATATGAAGAGCGCGAAAATGAAATTGTAAAAGTAGCTTTTCAAAACGTAGAATCTATTGCTAATTATTTTAATCATTTAGGTCTCGAA